ATGAAGAAGTTGCTCAACGATGCGGAATCAATAGAGGAAACTTACATAGGTATTTCTCGTTTGAAACCCGTCCAAGCGTTGACATGATTCCAATTCTTTGCAATGCGCTAAAGATAACCGTGCCAGAGTTGCTAGATGCTCTTGAAGTAGAGCAACCAAAACAGGTATTTGCAAAGAAAAAAATTGGAAAAATTAGTGGGGCCAAACACCTGTCATTGGTAAAACGATGAGTGTCAATTGGAAGTTCCAACTGGATTCCAAAGACAAAACCATTGACAGACTTTGGGACAGCGTGAATCGAGTTCGTATGCTTCACAGCCCTATGTATCCAATGAGTAGAGAAGATAACCCTTGCCGTAAGTGCGGAGAGCAATACCCATGCTCAACCATTGATGCCTTGAAGGGAGAACCTTTTGGTAAGCATTGAGTTAAAACCATGGGAGTACGAATGGGCTTCTCACGTTGGAATAAGAAGATTTATTGAAAACTGGGAAAAATCTAACGCTAAACATTATTCAGATGAAAAGCGAATGGAAGATGATAGAACCGCTCAAGTCGCCGCTTCTGTTGCTGAGTTTGCAGTAGCAATTCACACGAATAGAACTTGGTCAGGAACGGTTTGGTCAAAGGAACAACACAATCGTTACAAACATTTGGCTGACGTGGGAACAAACATAGAAGTTCGCAGGATAAGAACAAGAAAAATGGCTACGTTGCGGAAGCATCAAGTGGGCAAGAATCTAATTCTTTTTGTTGCCGAACCAATTGCTCCAGAGTTTAAGGTTGTAACGGTTCATGGGTACATAAATTATGATTACGGGTGGGAAATCGGTAAACCAACGGATTATGACCCAGAAAACACAAGAGAAGTTCCGTTATCTTCTTTATCCCATGATTCCTGCTGTAAAGCGACACGCCAAACCACGGAATTGCTAGAATCAACCTAGGTTGTTAAACTAAAGTTTATGCCTGATAAGCAGGAAAGCGTAAGTTACACCTTACGCCTTTCTCAAAAGCCGTGGACTACCAATGCTGAACGCGCTGGTAATCGGTGGCAACGGGCAGAACTGGTAAAGACTTGGAGAACTGCTTTCAAGTTTTTAGCACTACAGCAGAGAATCCCCATGCTCATTGATGTAACTATTACCGCACAACCGCACCAGAAAAGTGGTCGGTTGCAAGATGTGTCTGCCTGTAACCCAGCAGTCAAAGCGGCAATAGATGGATTAGTGGACGCAGGAGTTATGCAGGATGATTCCCCAGAGTTCCTAACAGCAATAACATTTCTACAACCAGTAAGAGCAGAGAACGCATTAACCCTACACATAACAGGAACACCAAAATGATAATCGTGCCTAATAAAGACACTGACTTGCAATCTTCACTTGAAGAAGTCCGTGTACTTACAACACTGATGAACGAAAACAAAAACAAAATCAAGGAACTACAGGAAAGACGCCTATCCGCAATTATTTACTTGCGCGAATCAGGAGTTACCTATAGCGAGATAGCAAAATACATGGGAACTACTTACCAAAGCATTTACAAGGTGCTTAAAGATTCCAATGTAACGCCTAAAAAAACAGTTCGTAAGAAAACTTCTAAAAAGGAGAAGTAAATGACAGCGACAACAATGAGCCTAGTCCGAGCACTAGCGTGCCGAGATGAAATCACTCAAGCAGAAGAAGACGTTGCACAAGTAGCAATCGAATGGTTTGCCAATTGGTTACGCCATAAAGCAGAAGCAGAACTTATTGATGGAAATTCAGCGGGTGCTGAGACATTGATTAAGACCGCTTACGCATTACAAAACATGGAGTAAATTTAATGGGAGCCAACATACGGCTAACCGATACTGAAGTAGTCCCGATGATACTTTTATTTCCCCATCCCGAAAATGCTAGACGGGGTGACGTGGATAAAATTGCCGATTCATTAAACCATCACGGGCAGTACAAGCCAATCGTGGTTAATAGACGAAACCATTTAATTCTTGCTGGGAATCACACATTCCTAGCGGCGAAGAAACTTAAGTGGCGCAACATTGGCGTGGTTTGGGTTGACGTTGACGAAGTAACCGAGAAGAAGATTCTCATTGTTGACAATCGGACAAGTGACCTAAGTTCATACAACGAACCAGCATTGAAGTTCATGCTTGAGGAGTTGCCTGACCTTGAGGGGACGGGATTCAACCTTGACGACCTTGAGATGCTGGATGAATTGCTTAACCAGCCATTTGAACCAGATAACAGTTCGGTAACGCCACCACAATCAGATGATGACGAGTACAAACTAAATCTGTTTACCTTCAAGGCGACCATTGAAGCGGTCATGTATGAAGCATGGCGAGATGACGTACTGGAAGAAGCAGGACAATCCAAGCCACGGGCAGTTCAGATAATCAAAGACCGATTAAAGATTCCACAGCCTGAAACGCGGATACGCAAAGACCCGTCAACATTGCTATCACCGCCAGATGAGTTAAAGACTTCTATGGTGGACATAAACCAATTACACACCTATCCGCATAATCCTCGTGAGGGTGACATTGGTGCCATTGCTGATTCACTTGCAACCTTGGGGCAGTATCGCCCAATTGTGGCTCGCAAAGACGGAACCATACTTGCAGGGAATCACACCTACCAAGCGGCTAAGGCTCTTGGCTGGGAAAAGATAGCAGTTACCTACATAACCTGTACGGATGACGAAGCATCGCGCATTGTGTTGGTGGATAACCGAACATCCGATTACGGCTCGTATGACACAGATGCCTTAAAGCGCCTAATCACGTCATTGCCTGATTGGAAAGGCACAGGTTATGACGCATCAGATGTTTCAGAGTTACTGGGGGGCGGAGCACCAAAAGCATCGCCAAACACAACCAGTACAACCAATTGCCGTATTGGTGACTTCTCTTTCAGGTCAGACAAACCGACAATGGCTAGATGGAGCGCTGGATTAACACTTGCAGATGTAGCCGAGCGCTTAGGAATCCCAGACTTCTCGCTAACAGCCCATGAGTTCGGTGCAGACCAATCACGGGTTAACACTTCCCAGTGGAAGAAACTAAGACAGCAAACACTCGTGCGAGATGACTACAAGTGTCATTATTGCGGTGGGACAGCAAACGAGATAGACCACAAAACCTCATACACAAACGGAGGAACAGATGAACCAAGCAATTTGGTTGCTACCTGTACCCCGTGCAACAGAGCAAAGGGGGCGAACAATGAATTTTGATGAATGGAAAGAGTTGGTTCTAACTAGGAATCAAATTAAAGAAGCGCCAGAGCACTCACTAATCATGGAAGTAATCGCCAACATGAAAAGCAATAGGGGAGACAGCCAACAATGGGCGAAGCAGTTAGAGGACGCATTAGGTGTTGAGCCAATGACGGTTACAAACAGTGACAATGGTGACAATAATGGTTAAGAAGTTTCAACCCAGAGAAGATTGTGAAGATTGCACGGATACCGTGTGTATTTGGCATTGGATGGCAGATGGTGGAACAAGTGACTGAACCAAAGAAAGCACCCGCTAAGAAAGTTGTACAAAAAGATGTACAAAAACCTGTACAGAAAAAGGCGACCAAGAAAACAGTGGGACGGGATACAAAACTCACTCCAGAGCGCCAAGAAACCATACTTGAAGCCCTGAAAACTGGATGTTACATCGAAACCGCTTGCCTTTATGCAGGTATCTCAGTTGCCACAATGTACAACTGGTTTGAGCGTGGAAAGCGTGAAAGAGAGCGTTTAGCGGTGTTTCCAGACGAATCTGTAAATGAAACCGAGGTTGCATTTTTAGAATTTCTAGAAGCAGTAGAAAAGGCACGAGCCACAGCAGAACTTCGAGCCGTTGCACAGATACAAAAAGCGGCAAGCGAAGGCACATGGCAAGCGGCGTCTTGGTATTTGGAACGCTCCGCACCTAAGCGCTGGGGACGTAAAGACTACACAGAACTTACAGGTGAAGATGGCGGTGCTATCCGTATTGACGTTGCTACTGATGAGTTGGAACGCAAGATTCTTGAAATTGCATCACGGCGTACAGACGAAATCGAGATAGCAGACTAAACTTTAGTTATGCGTTTAGTAGACCGATTAATCTCGGCTGACCCCACAGAGCGGATGCACATTTACGCATCGCTATCCCCACAGGAGCGCGGTGCCCTAAATGCGTTACTAGAGGACGAGATAAATAACCCATGGTCACGGTTTGAAAAGAATCCAGTTGGGTTTATTCAGGATGGCATGGGCGAGGTTCTATGGTCACGCCAAAGAGAGATTGCTCAAGCGTTAATTGATAACCAGCGTGTAGCCGTACCAGCGTGCCACGGACCCGGCAAGTCTCACCTTGCCGCTCGCATCGTTGCATGGTGGGTTTCTTCACATCCAGTTGGAACATCTCTTGCGATTACCATTGCCCCTACACATCGTCAGGTGAGAAACATTATTTGGCCTCACATTCGCAGAGCGGCGACACAAGCAGGGCTTGATGGAGAAGTATTGACCCAGACATGGAAACGAAACGGGGATACCGTTGCCTACGGATTCTCCCCTGCTGACCATGATGAATCGGCGGTACAGGGTATCCATATGCCTAACCTGTTAATCGTTGTTGATGAAGCGGGTGGTATCGGAGCAAAGATTGGTCAATCACTTGAAGCGCTTATGACAGGTGGTAACACCCGATTACTACTATTGGGAAACCCACCTACAGACCAAGAAGATTCATGGTTCGAGCGTGCTTGTAATTCACCGCTGTACAAAACAATTCCGATTAGCGTTTATGACACCCCAAACTTCACAGGGGAAGAAACAGGTAATTGCACATCCTGTCCACCAAACATTCCTAAGCACAAAGTTGCTACCCACCTTGTTGACCAGCGCTGGACAGATGACGTCATCAGCGAATTTGGCGCTGATTCCCCATTCGTTGAAGCGCGTGTGCACGCAAGATTCCCTAGAGCGGTATCTAACAAAGTCATCCCATTCTTTTGGTGTGAGATGGCAGTTGAAAACGAAGAACCAGCACAATCAGATGTTGTTCGTCTAGGTGTTGACGTTGCATCAGATGGTGGTGACGAATTCGTAATAGCCAAGATGGACGGATACAAGGTTTCGGTAATTCATAAGTCCAGCGGAGCACAGAATCAAAACGCAATGGACGTAGCATCAGTAGTAGCAGAACAAGTTAAGAAGGCGGTGAAGATTCATGCTGAACGCGCTGTTGAGCAACCCGTACACGTCAAAATTGACGCTATTGGTGTGGGCTGGGGTGTCGTATCTATTTTGCAAAAGTGGAAAGAGGAGCAAAACTGGAACGCAAAAATAATCGGGGTCAATGTAGCCGAACGCGCTAATGACCAAGACAAGTTTAAGAACCAGCGTGCTGAGATGTGGTGGAATGGGCGACAGATGCTCCAACCAGATGCAGAGAATCGTCAGGATGTGAGGTTAGACATTGACCGTCCGACAATGGCTCAGTTATCGTCCCCAACTTTTAAATCGGATTCGGCTGGTCGTATCCAGATTGAAGCCAAGGCTGAAATGAAGCGCCGTGGTGTTACATCCCCTGACCGCGCCGAAGCCGTACTGTTGGCAATGTACGAACCTGCTAAGGGCAGAGAACCACTACCTGTTGTTCCTGTATCGCTTGGTCAAAGTAATGATTGGAAAATGGTGTGATGTCTTTTAAGAGCATCGTTGAGATGTTTAAGTATGATTCTTCAGAGCAACCGTTCATGGAGGAAGTAATGCGCCTAGCAAAAGCCGAAGAATTAATGTCACAGATTGAAGCACGGGCTAATGCCTTATCTGAGCGCATCGAAAAGGCAGATGGAATTAAAGTCGGCACAATGGTTTCATGGGGGTCAAGCGGTGGCACAGCACGAGGCAAAGTAGAACACGTCATGCGTGAAGGTGTTTTAGGAATTCCAAAATCAAAGTTCAGCATCAAGGCAGAAAAAGATAATCCTGCCGTGCTAATTCGTATTTACAAAGACGGAAAACCAACAGAAACTTTAGTTGGTCACAAAATGAGTACCTTAAGAAAAATGTAATTATGCTTGAAGAAAAACTAAACCAGTTAAACGAGCGGATGGATTCACTGTCCGAGCGTCTTAACAAAAGCGCTGACATTGACTTGAAGCCAACAGAGACAATGGCTAACAATGCAAAGCGCGGTCTTGAATTACGCAGAGAATTTGGACGCGGTGGTACATCTGTGGGTGTAGCCCGTGCCCGTCAACTTTCTAATCGCTCAGAGTTAAGCCCTGAAACCGTAGCGAGAATGTATTCATTCTTCTCTCGTCACGAAGTAGACAAGCAGGGTAAGGATTGGGATAACGCAGAAAGCCCATCAAACGGAAAAATCGCTTGGCTCCTATGGGGCGGAGATTCAGGTTATGCTTGGTCTCGCCAAAAGTGGGAAGCAATTAAAAGAGCACGAGGAGAAAACTAATGGCTAAGACTTTTGTAAAAGTACCAGTACCAGAAAACCACAATGCCCACGGATACGACCTATGGGAAGTAACCGAAAATGGAACAATGCTTGGTTGGTATTTCACTCCAGCAGGTGTCACTGGAACGCAGTACAACAGTGCCTTAGATTCAGCAATGACAAAACTTAAAGCCCTAGGTCTTAGTGAATTAGAAGTACAAGCGCTACTAGGCAGACAACTCTTTTAATGATTGAGTGTGACGCTTGCGGTCACTTGTTTCCGCCAGTAGCAACCCGATGGTTATGCCCAAACTGTAAATTCAAGGCATCATGCTGTGAAGGCGAACCACAATAGGCGTGTTTACTTTGAAGTGTCGTTGACCTGACTTAAAGTAAAGAAGTCAACGAAAGTGGGGAAACTTTGGACATCTTAAAAGCACGTTCAATCATGGCTCGAATGGTTGCTCTTATCATCATGCAGATGATGGGCGCAATTGGTTCTGGAGCAGTTTTAGGTTTAGAAGTATGGCAGTCAGCAGTAATGGCTGGCGTTATGGGTGTTGCAACCGTAGCAGAAGCACTAGCACGCGCATACATGGTAGATGGCGAAATAAGCACATCAGAGATTGATGCTTCGTTTGCCAAAATGAATAAGGGAGACGCAGATGTCTAATCCAGTAGCAAAGCCAAAAATCTCACAGCCGTGGGGTCGTCCCAATGACCGCTACGCCGCAAAGCGTCACACTGGTATTGATTACGCCATGCCAGTGGGAACCCCAGTTCTTGCAGTTACCGATGGCGTTATTGCCAATGTAATGACCGACAAGTCATACGGTGAAGTTGTAGTCCTAAAGGCAGACAAGTATGAAATCTGGTACTGCCACCTATCCGTTAAGGGTGTTAAAAAGGGCGACAAAGTTTCCGCTGGACAGGAACTTGGAAAATCTGGGAACACTGGAAATTCCACAGGTCCACATCTTCACCTAGAAACACGCATTGCACCATTCCGTTACGGAAACGATGTATCGTGCCCATTCATTGAAGACCCAGCAACAATTGACCCGAAGGCTCCTGCTGACCGCAAGGTTGGATTGCTTTCTAAGGCTGTCGCCGCGGTTACCCCTGCAAAGGCTTCTGCTACCAAGGTGGTAGTTGCTGGAAACGTAAAGTACGGTGCAACAAATGAAGACATCAAGATTGTTCAGTCTGCTCTTGTTGACCTTGTTGGTGCGTCAATCACTGTTGATGGCAAATACAGCGAGACAACAAAAGTGGCTTACAAGAAGTGGCAAGAGAAACTCGGCTACAAGGGTAAAGACGCTGACGGCATTGCTGGCGCTAAGTCCCTTGGAGAATTGGGAAAGAAATACGGCTTTAAGGTCTCGTAATGTCAGCGAAAAAAACGCTGGCGATTGCGATTGTTATTAGCGCATTGATAAGTTCTGCCGTCACCTCTCAAGCGGTATCGGTGGAAC